CATCCTGCTAGAACTTTGTAGAAGGGGAATGTACCTTTGCCTTCTTTGATCTTTAATATTACCCAGTTGTCGGGATTATAATCCACTATTCCATTCTCCAAATATTTTAGGGGCTTGTTTTTCCGCCTCTTCCATATGATATTCGCCAGGGTAATGCTTTAGGCAACGATATGCTTCTTTACGAATAGCACTTGGCACTCGTGGTGTTTTCTTGGGATCCATTAAGTCAAATAGAAATTGCCTAGTATAGTTAACAGCATTCCTTCTTTCATTCGGCATCGTCATTCTCAAACTCCTTTTCAAAGTCAGCAATGATTTTACGTTTCTCAGCAACCATTCCCTGTAGTTGACTTATAGCAAATCGTTGTTCCTTAGAGGTCGGTGTCTTTAAAAATGCACCTTGAACCTTATCCAAGATTCCTTCTAATAGATTTAAGTCATGTAATTCATTTACCATATTAAGCCACCTCTACATATTTAACAATTGACTGCAACTTCTTCACAAGTTCCTTACCATATTTGGTGAACAGGATACCATATCCATACACAAAGGATTCTACATCTTGGAGGCCGTAGAAATCTTCTTCTTCAGTTAACCAACGTAGAGCAGTCTCTTCATCACGAGCGCCAGTGTTGATGGCATCCGTAAGAATTGCTTGGAATGTATCCACACACTTCTGAGCCCACTCAGCCTCTTCCTTTATGTTTGACTCAATGACATCACCATACGAATCACACAAAGATTCTAACTCTGCATTTGTTTTGAATTGGAAAGACATTGCCCGAGCATAACTCTTAGAGTATGCATCAGCACACATATAGTACGCATCTTCTTCTAACATAGCACGCTTGTATTGCACAAGAGTTGTCCACCCATTACTTTCAAAGAAAGCAGGGTCGGTTGGAATGAATCCAGCGATACGGCCTTCACCAGCATCTAACCACGCTTGGGTTTCTGCATTGCGTTGTGTGATATAATCAGTAAGTGCTTGTTCCATAATCTTTTCCTTTTCTCAATTTATACATACATTATACGTTGTTTTCACAACAAAGTCAAGAACTTTTCTCAACTTTTTTCATTTTTATTCAGCCCTATCATGGATTGGGACAGCACCTATCCAGTACTGTTCACCATCTAACATCTCACGAGCAGCCTCACCGAAGCGACTGTCTGAAGTTGAGGCGTAGTTTCCACCAAACATATGCTGTCCCTTGAAGTTTTCTTCTGGAACAATCGACAATGCAGAACCGAACCCAAAATGACGAACTACCAAGAAAGCGGCAGGGTAATTTTCAGAGGGCGTGAAAGGCCCATCAATATTTTTTACACATAAACCTTTGATATCAGTAGAGGTAATTCCACCATTGGTACAATCAGTACCACCACTCTTATAAACACTAACTAATAATCCCATTATTTCCACTCCAATTTAAATTCTTCAATCATAATATCACGAACACGTTCCCTGTCGATGCTGTCTCCACCACCCCAAGTCACTTCCTCAGTAAGAGAATCAAAGTACATCTGGGTAGATTTCGCAATCATTTCGGTTGTTGCACCAATAGGATACACACCACCTTCACCATAGAAAGTCTTTACATACTCGGCAAACTCTATTACTTCTTGAACTTCTTGAACTACCATCTTAGATTTCATCATAATTTTTCCCTTTTCTCTATCTTATGTAACCATTATACTTGTTATCGGAACAAAAGTCAAGAGTTATTTTCACTTTTTTTATACTTTTTTGGTATATGCATATAACTATTTGTTATAAGTACGAGTTCTTTCAATCAACTCAAGGCCCTCTTCAGCAAGTCTCTTTGCGTCACCATAGTGTTCAAATCCTACTTCATCTGCAAAGTCCATACTACTTGTGTAATACATGTCTACATAATCAGGGTCGATATTATGAGTCTCCATCACATATTTGAAAGTCTTTGCAGTCTGGATGTTTCCAGCAATCAAGTTTCCAGCACCCTTGTAAATCTCAAGTCCACCGTTGTTCGCACTAATAAAAATTGTTTCCATGATTATTTCCTTTTCTTTATCTTACCTATACAGTATACATGTTATCATAACATTTGTCAAGTCTTTTCTGAAAAAAAGTCAAAAAAAAGTCCCTGTAAAAACAAGGACTTATCATTTATTTTAAAATTAATTTAAAAAAGTTATACTACCATTGATTTGCTGTCGCAACTACTATCAATATTGGTAGTAACAAAGGAAATACCGCCAAGAAGATTCCTTCTGCAATATCACAATATTTGCATACCTTCTCGTTCTCTCTTAGTTTCATCATCAACTGACTCATAATCTATTCTCCAACATCAACTTCTTCGCTTCTGCATGATATCCCATTCTGGATAGTTCTGATGCAGCCCTCGCTCTTCCTGATGCTTCTGTTATAGCGATACTTGTAATTAATACCGCTGTACATGCTTTACTTATCCAATCACAAACAGTACATGTGTGTTTGTAACTTTGGTTTAAAAATAAACCGACTGACATTTTTAGGTTCTCCTTTTAGTCATTATGTTTTCGTAGTATGCAAGTACATCAATATCATGTAAGTGCCTTACTTCGTTTGGATATTCTGTCCGTATGAAACGTACAATATCATTCTTCTGTGGTTTTGGTTTGAACAAATCCAGCATCCATTTTGTCATTTTATTTTTCCTCTTAAAATGATGAAGGGACGCATAGCATCCCTAGTTAATTATTAGCGAGCATGCTCACTCTGTCCATGTTAATGGTCATTTTTGAATCTCCTTTGGGGGGTCGTTCGCATATATTTATGTCAATAGTACTGTCATATGTTACAAAAAGTAATGATATTTTTGCATGTTCGCTAGAACTTATCTGCATACTCTTCTTTTAAAACCTTAGAACTTCCTACTCTGACGTTTATTATACCATTATAATACTCATCTGTCAATAGGACTTTCCTATCGAATTGTTCTTTAGCTTCTAGATAACTTAACATACCTCTACTTTGACAATAGTATAGGATTTCTCTGGCGAACTTGTCTTCTCCAAGTTCCTTGACATCAGCGTTCAAATGATCTGAAGAACCAAAATAGGTTCTCCAATCACTTTCTTTAGTTGAACGTCTTTTGTTCTTCCTTCCTTTTAGTGGGGGCTTTGTAACCTTGAAACGTGCTAGTTTCTTTCCAACGTACTTTTGTCCGTTAGTAAGATTAGTTATCAGATATACAAAGCCCTCACAATCTTCTGGTAGTTCTTCAACAAGGGTTCCGTCAAACGTCCATTGTGACATCTAGTAATCTTCGTCCTCTTCCTCATCGAACAGAGCATCTTCATTCTCTGTTTCTAATGGTTCAGAACAAAATGGACAATAGGTTATAGCATAACTCCATTCGTCCATGTTGTGGGCTAATCTAAAGACTGCATCACATCCGTCACATAAGATTTCTTTTCTAGTACTACTCATTAATTTCCCTGCCTGTTATTATTACGCAGCGTAGACATCATCCCACTTACCTGTTAAACCAGCAACCTCATATTCAGTTACTCTATTCTCAAAGAAGTTCGTATGGTCTGCGCCGTTGAGAATCCACTCCAACCAAGGTAATGGATTTTCTTTCACTTTGTAATTCCCTTTAAGTCCAAGTTGAAGAAGTCTTCTATCAGTAATGTATCTCACATACTGTTTCACTTCTTTTTCACCTAGTCCTTCGATGTCACCAAGTTTATACGCCAAGTCAATGAACCTGTCTTCTAACTTAACTGCGTTCCTTGCCATCTCATATATATGTCCCTTAAATTCGTCATCTACGATACGAGGGTGTTCAGCACAATATGCCTTGAATAACTTAGCATTGCCTTCGACATGGATAGATTCATCACGAATACTCCACTCAACAACCTTACCCATACCTTTCATCTTACCAGCACGTTGAAAGTTTAACAACATCACGAATGATGCGAACAGAGCAACACCTTCATTGAACACTGACTTTGCAAGGCACAGTCCAAGTCCACGAACTGTATTCGGATCACTGTCCATCATAAATTCAATCTTGTCTGCCATCTCTGAGTATTCAAGGAAAGCATGATACTCTGCATCTGACAATCCAAGTGTCTCATTAAGCAATGCATATGCACGTTGATGGATACCTTCACGAGTTGCAAACGAACCAAGCATGTTTCGTACTTCATTGTTCTTAAACTTAGGAATGAATTGGTCGTAGTAGTTCTGTCCTACTGCAACATCTGACTGTGTGAACAGTCTAAGGATGTTCGTAACGTATTCCTTCTCAATAGCATTAATCTTACCAGACTTCCAATCAGCAACATCTTCAGACAAGTCAAGTTCATCTTCAATCCAGTGAACCTTCTCGTGTCTTGTTGTGATTTCAACTGCCCAAGGATAATGGAATGGTTTGTAAGTTTCTGAGAACTCCAACAACCCACCACCTTTCTTCTTTACAAATGTATCTGCAATGGCAATAAACTGGTCGTATGTACCAATCAGTTTATCATCAATAAAGATTTGTGGCATAGAACGAGCATTAGGTACACGTTGATAGAAAGATAGTCTTTCCTCTTCATTGTCTAATACTGTTTCTGTGTAATCATATCCATGAGAATCAAACCAATGTTTGGCCTTCTGACAGAATGGGCAATGCGACTTACTATAAATTTCTACTTTCATTTTTTATCCTTTAACCTTCACAAGCGACACATTCGTTTTGTGATTCCATTGTTTGTGTTTCAAAATCTTGTAATGCATCACGAGCAACTTTCAACGATACATTTTCTGCCTTTTGTGAACTTTCCGTTCTTAGGTAGTACAGACCCTTAGTTCCTAACTTCCATGCAGCGAAGTGACTTCTATGCAACTCTTTCTTATTTGCATTAGCAGAGAAGAATAAGTTTAGCGATTGTCCTTGACATAGATACTCTTGTCTATCTGCAGCCTGTTCAACCAGTACTAACTGGTCAAGTTCGATTGCAGTCTTAAACACTTCTTTGATATTATCTGACAGGAAGTCTAGATGTTGCACTGAACCGCCTCCAGTAATGATACCAGACCAAACAGATTCCTTATTCTGTCCAACCTTTTCTAGTTCTTCTTCCAAGTACTTGTTCTGTACCAAATGAGAACCAGCACGAGTACGATGTGTATATGCATTCGCTTTCGCTGGTTCAATAGATGGGGATGTTGACACAATAATACTAGAGTTTGCATTAGGGGCAATCGCCAGTAGATGTGCATTACGTCTACCAGTACCACGCATATCAGGAGCCTCACCCTTCTCTGCACCTAGTCGTAGAGATTCCTTAACTGCTTCCTCTTTGATTAATTTAAAGACATGTTGATTTAGTTCTCGTGCTTGTAGAGAATCGAATGCAATTCTCTTCTGGTGTAGAAGTGAGTGCCAACCCATTGCACCTAGTCCAAGACTACGTTCTTGAGTTGCAGAATATCTTGCACGACTAATCTCATCACCAGCATTGTCAATAAAGAATTGCAATACGTTATCTAAGAATCGAATAAGGTCAGCAACAAGTGTTCCGTCTTTCCATTCGTCAAACTTCTCCAAGTTAAGAGAAGAAAGACAACACACAGCAGTCCTGTCTTCTGATGTCGGCAAGTGGATTTCGTTACATAGGTTTGAACCATGTATCTTCAGTCCCTTTGCTTTCATTGTATGTGGTAATGCACGATTAGCAGTGTCAATGAAGTTTAGGTATGGTTCACCTGTACGATACCGTGTCTCTAAGATATGTTGCCATAACGTCCTAGCAGGCATGGTTTCACGAACTGTATCTTCGTGTGGGTCTTTTAAGTCCCACATCTCATTACGTTCTACTGCCCGCATGAAATCGTCTGTGATATTAATTGCATGGTGCAAATTTAGGTTCTTACGGTTAACGTCACCAGTAGGTATACGCATGTTAAGGAACTCTATCAGGTCGGGGTGTGAGACATCCATATACGCTGCGTAAGAACCTTTACGAGTTTTACCCTGTCGATATGCAGTCATATCTGCGTCTACAGTATGTAAAAATGGCATTGGGCCGGGCGCTTTGTCTGAGATGGCACGAACATCACTCCAGTGTCCACCAACACCACCACCCTTGACAGACAACCAACGCAACTCTGCTGAGTGGTCGATTAGTCCTTCAAGTGAATCTGGTACATATGTTAAGAAACATGAGATGGGTAATGCCCTCGCCTTCTTGCCAGGCGCTGGTGCGTTTGATAATACTGGAGATGCAAACATAAAATGTCCCTTAGACACAGCATCGTATATACGTTGTGCAAGTGCTAAGTCCCCATCACAGTATGCGACAGATGCTCTTGCAAATGCCATTTGGGGGGAGTCTTCGTTGTCATTACAATAATAGTCTTTAAGAAGTTTGTACGCTTGTTCTGATAATTCTTTGTCTCTTTTTCTGTTGATTTTTATACCGAGGTGGTCGAGACCCATGTCTCCCTCAGTCTTGGTGAAGGGAATAATAACTTCTGCCAGACTTTTCATATTTGTGTTCTCCATTTATCTAATATGTACGCTTCCAGTTGTTGAAAACGGTTTGTGCTTTTAACCCCGAATGGGAGTTACTATGTATAATTCCTAAAACCTCCGCTGACGTTTTGCCAGAGAGAATCATGTCATTAATGTCTTTTTCTTTTATTGTACTAGGCCAAAGACATACCTTGTATCCTTCTTCAATACACCGTTCAATTTGTTTACAAATCTCTGGGTTTCTAGGTTCATTATCTGGTACAAGTACTGCCTTATCTTTAAACTGAGGCACACGCAAATCACTCTGTGCAACTGCAACAGCGTTATCAAGAAACAAACTATCGAAAGGCCCTTCAGTAACATAGATGTTAAGATTGGGGTCTACTCTATCCATCCCAAAGATTTTGGGATATTCTGTATCCAGAATGATTGTAATGTACTTCTGTTTCTCATCACCAAATGATCTACCTTGATAGGCGAATATTTGTCCGTTCTCCTTGCGAAACGGAATAATCATTCTAGGATGATCTCCGTCCAACACAGGGAACTTATTATGGACTTGAGTATTGGTGAACTCAAAAAACTTAGGACAGAAATATATATCATTCCAAGAATCTCTGGGCAGCGATCTTTCACTTAAAATCGACACAGCAGGGTGATTATTTTCTAATTCTGCAAAAGTTTTTAGTTTACCCAAACGAGGTTTGAACTTCGGTGCTGTGAAGTCGAACTTAGGTTTGGGAGTTTTGTACCCACCCTTATAGGGAGTACCATTGGAACCATCTTTGTACCGTTCCATTACATACTCTTTGTATAGATTTGAATCTACATACTCAATGAGTTTAGCAACAGTTGTACCCATGGCACAGTTATGACATTTAAAGAACAAATCATTCTTTGTTCTGTAAACAAAACCTCGTGCCTTGTTTTTCTTCTTAGATGAATCGCCACAATACGGACAAGAGAAGTTCCACAAGTGATCTTTCTTCTTGGAGAAGTTTCTTAACCGTGAGCCGATAAGGGAGACATACTTAGTATCAATATAATTCATAGTACCTATGATACACGAAAGAGGCTAAGATGTCAAGAGGTTTTACATCATGGCAGGAAGTATTTCTGTGAGTGCAAATCCAATAACAATAGAACCACCAATGATGACATATCGCCATTTCTCAAGCACTCCAACTCTGGTAGATAGTTCATCTCTCAGTTGAACGAAGTAAGCGTCTGCCTTGGTGTTATGTTGAGTCATAGCATCTACTAGACGGCGCTCCATATCTGTCTGATGTTGAAGAGACTCTTTTGCATTGGACGTAATACGACTATGTAATTCTTGTACTGTATTTTTAAATTCGTTTTCCTGTTGTTCCAACTGATCTTCCTGACGCATTAACTTTTCCTCATGGACTGCCATGATAGTATGGAGAGACTGTGATACGTCAGCAATCTTTTCGATTGCAGAATCTAACCTAAGATGTATTTGTTTCATCTCAGTAACTTCCCTTTTGAGAAGTTCTACTTCGGTATCTAAACTTTTAACTGTTGCCATTTTCGAGCTTCTTTATACGAGTTTCTAATTCATCAATCTTTTTGGTGACATGTGGGTACTTCTTTCTCCACGCATCTTCTGGTTGTCTTAACCACTTCCAATCATATTTATGCACCAAGTAATCTACAAAACTGTCTAATTTTCCATAACACCAGATACCCATGTTAGTATCTTTAAAGTATGCAAGGAATGCTGCGCCAAGTAATGCACCGATTATACTGGTATAAATCCAGAGAGTGTTATCGAAAATTTCCATTATACTACCTTCTTGTCAGAGTGTTCTAAGTTGTACAGGTAATAGTGCATACCGTGATCTGTAATTCCATCTAGGGCACTGCTTCTCCACCCT